ATCAGAAGGACATCATCGAACATGAAGACATGATTCATCTGTCCGAGTTGCGTCTGCCAGGCGATCTTCGTGGCCGTTCACGCATCGAACTTATCAAAGAAAACCTCGGACTATCGAAGGCTCTCGAAGAGTTCGCTGCGAGGTTCTTCGGTCAAGGTTCGCACACTTCTGGCATCATCGAGTTCCCAGGCAACCTGACCCGCGAACAAGCCAAGTCGCTTGTTGACGGATTCGAAGAAGGTCACAAAGGTTTACGACGCTCACACCGACCAGGCATCCTGTTCGGCGGTGCGAAGTACACAACCACTTCGGTCGCACCAGACGACTCACAGTTTCTGCAATCACGACAGTTCGCAGTTGAAGAAATCCTTCGCGCGTTCCGTGTCCCACCATCGATGGCTGGAGTGATTCAAGCCGGTGCGCAAGCGTACGCATCAGTCGAAATGAACGGCATCCACTTTGTGATGCACACGTTGCGACCGTATGTCACAAAGATTGAAGACGGATATTCGCGCCAACTTCTAACCAACGGCGCATTCATGAAGTTCAACTTGGATGGGTTGATGCGCGGAGACTTCGGTTCGCGTGTCGCAGGCTACTCATCAGGTTTGCAAGCGGGTTGGTTGTCAATCAATGATGTGCGACGATTCGAAGATCTACGACCAGCCGAAGGTGGCGAGGCTTACCGTGTACCGCTCGCGAACGTTGATCTTGGTGCAGCTGGTCTGACAGAACTTGACCGCAAGACAACAATGGTTCAGCGTCTCATCAACGCAGGCTTCGAACCTGCGTCAGTGTTGAAAGCACTCGATGTGGATCCGATCAAACACACTGGTGTTGCACCGACCATGTTGCAACCTGTCGCCGATCCTGCTCCGTCTTACGATGTGAATCAGCGTGATGTGAATGTGACGATGCCAGAGATTCTGGTGAATGTTCCACCGGCTCAAGTGAATGTCGCTGCACCTGTGATCAATGTGCCTGAGACTGTTGTGCGTGTGAACATTCCTGAGAACCGTCCGACCGTGCGAACAGTTGAACGTGACGCTGAAGGGCGCATCTTGACAATCACCGAAAGAGTTGAAGAGTAATGGCTGAAGGTTTATCGGCTTATCTTTCAAACTCGTGGCTTGACGCGCTAGGCAACAACACTTCCTATGTCGTCGCACAGGTTTATGTGAAACTTCATGTCGGTGCGCCTGGTGCGCTCGGCACCGCGAACCCTGCTATCGAGACGACACGCAAAGCGGTATCGTTCGGTGCGGCTTCATCAGGTGTGTTGACATCCAATGATGCGATCACTTGGACGAACATCGCAGGGTCGGAAGATGCGAATCACTTCACATGTTGGGACAACATCACTGCGGGCAACTTCTTGTTCTCAGGCAACCTGACTTCGAATCCTTACGATGCAGGCGACACGTTTGAAATCGCTTCGGGTAATCTCACCGCCACGCTCACTGTCGCAAGTTAACGGTCCGCGATGGCGGTCATCAGATTCGAGTTAGACCTTTCGCAGTTAGATGACGCCGCTTACGGTTTAGACGGATTCAGTCCACCGTTCATCCTTGACACATCTCAACTTGATGGCATCGGACTTCTTGACGGTGTTCAGTTCTTAACAGTCGCAACAGGTGCGGCGACACTCGGCGAACTTTCCGCGACGGCGATCACCAAAACAGCAAAGTCTGGTATCGCATCAGCGAACCTTGGCGGACTTGTCGCAACGGCGACAACCAAAACAGCAAAGTCTGGAATCGCTGTCGCCAACTTTGGTGGTCTGGTTGCTTCGGCAACGACAAAAACAGGAAAGTTCGCAATCGCAACATCCGACCTCGGCGGACTTGTCGCAATCGCTGACGCGACCGACGAACCACCAGCACCGCCACCACCTGAACCAACACCGTCTGGCGGTCGCAGAGTTTATTCAACATCACCACGAAAGAAGATTGAACCACTACCGCAAGTCGAGATACCTGTCATCCAACCGAAACGACGATACGCGGTCGCCTCAACCATCCTCGGCGGTGCAACTTGCATGGCGACCAGCTCGATCACATTCAGCATCTTGGACGATGACGCTGAGATATTATTGTTGGTCTAATGCCTTACTTCATCACAGACAAATCACCAGACTGTTCTGGGTTTGCAACTATCAAAGAAGACGGCGAAGTGATCGGCTGTCACACGACAAAACAAGAAGCAATCGATCAGATGGTTGCGGTGTCTATCGCCGAAGATATGGAACCAGGTGGCGAACGCGCACCAGCACCACCAGAAGATCAGATCACAGGTAGCGAAAAAAATCCTGCCGGTTCAGCAGCAGGCAAACAAGGTGGAATTGAAATCAACGAAGCGACCGAAACTGCGTTGAAAAATAAAGTTGCCGACCATAACGAGAAGATGACTGAAGGTGATCGGCCAGTTTGGACTCGTGTGACGCTCGGTGTGTTGAAGTCGGTTTATCGTCGCGGGTCTGGTGCCTATTCGACATCGCATCGTCCTGGTGTTAGTCGAGCGGCTTGGTCGATGGCGCGTGTGAATGCGTTCCTGTACTTGAGTCGCACTGGTCGTCCGCAGAATCCTGCCTACATCACCGACAACGATCTGTTGCATGTTGATCATCCAAAACATTCAGAAGCCGAACGCGTACTTCCTGACAACTATCGACCAGCCTTGTCGCCTGATGTTCCTGAAGGTCGCGCATGTGGGAACTGTCACTTCTACGACGAAGACAATGTGCAAGGCGAAGGTGACAATCTCAAAGCGTATTGCGAGAGATGGGATGCTTATGTCAACGGCGGATTCTATTGCAATGCTTGGCAACCACATGAAGACATGGATGAAGAGATGGACAAAGAAGATCGGCAAGTATCTCTTGAGATACCTGTCTACATTCGCACAGCGGCAAGAAAAGGATTGGACTATTACGGTCAAGGACTCGCGGGTGAAGGGCTGGTCGATCGAACCGTTCGTGAAGCACGAGATCTGGCAAGAGGCGACATCACGGAAGACAAAGTCATCCGATCAAACGCCTGGGCGCAACGACACGCAGTCGATCTAGACGCACCAAAGAACTCGGACTCAACGAACGATCAGTTCCCTGGTGCTGGTGCTGTCGCACATTATTTGTGGGGAATCAATCCGTTGAACCCTCAACCGGCACGAGACTGGTACGAGCGTAAAGCGAACGCGATCAAAGCCGAACGAGGATTGTTCAACTTCTATCGCACCAAGTCTGAATACTTTGCTAACATTCCAGGCATGGAAGACAACAAGGTCGAGACACGCCGAATCCAAGTCAACGAGTTTGAACTGCGCAAAGGTCCAACAGGTGACGGAATGTCATTCACAGGTTATGCAGCAGTGTTCAACTCTGATTCTGAACCGTTGCCATTCATTGAGCGAATCAAAGACGGTGCATTCAAAAAATCTTTGAAGAGTCGTCAACCGATCAAGATGTACATGAACCACGACTCATCGATGCTTCTCGCTTCGACAAGGTCAAGAACTTTACGACTCGAAGAAGATTCACGAGGATTGTTAGTGAACGCAGATCTGCCAGACACGACTGTCGGTCGTGACCTGAGCGTTCTGATGCAACGCGGCGATGTTGACTCAATGTCATTCGGCTTCTCGGTTCCTGCCGGTGGAGACTCATGGTCGGATGACGGCATGACACGCGAACTTCGTCAAGTTCGTTTGCATGAAGTGTCGGTCGTGACTGGTTTCCCTGCCTACAAGGCAACTTCGGCAAGTGTTCGTTCTCTTGACCTACTTGCCAAACGCACAGGTGTCGACGCAGACAAGCTCGCCGAGGCGATCACGATGCTTGAATCTGGCAACACTTTGTCTGATGAATCGGCTGAACTGTTGTCGAGTGCGGTCAGCAAACTTCGTGCCGAACCAGCGCAAGTTCCTGCCTCGGTAAACATTCTTGCAAAACATCTTCAACTATTGAAATCGTTCTAACTTCTCGTCTATAGTTCTTCTTGTCGGTAAGCGTTCCGCTACGACTAGAGATTGGTAAGCGTTCCGCTACGATCGGAAGACAACTAGATTCGCATATCCAATCA